TTGAGAAACGTATTAAGAAGTTAACTGAAACGATCCAGGAGGTTATTACTCCAATTGACGAAGGAATTAAGAATCTAGAAGAACAAGAAAGACTTTCTAAGCAAAATGAAATTGAAACGCAGGTAAACAAACAATTAGAAGAACAATCTGATTTCGTTAAAGGGTCATTCTTATACAATCCTAAATGGTTAAATAAGACGGTTGCAATGAAAAAGGTTGCAGAAGAAGTTGAGGAACAAATTAAGTTACTGCTAAAAGAAGAACAGCAAATAAAAGCGAATGAGGACATCATCATGAACTACTGCAATGCGGTAAAAGTTGAACCTCAAGGCTGGTTAACCGTATTGAAAAATGGCAATACAGCACCAGAAGTAATGAAGATGATTGATAAGTCACTAGCAGATGCAAAAGAGCGTGAGCAAGCTGAAATTGAACGTAAGAAACGTGAAGAAGAGTTAACAATAACCAAACAAGATAGTTACGTTGAAAAAAGCGTTGAGAAATCAGAAGATAAATTTGAAGAACCCGATTTCACCGATTTAGAAAAACCAGTAGTACAAACGTATAAATTAGAAATCACAGGAACTATTGAACAATTAAATGCTTTAAACACATTCATTATCGATAACGGAATGGGCGTTAGATCAGTTTAGGAAGTGAGTAAATGGAATTTATTGGAAAGTTAGAATCTCATTCTGGTAACAAAATGATAATTGATATCCCGGACGGTTTTGATATGGATGAAATCGTTCGGAAAAGTGAACAAGGTGATTTGGTAGTCGATTTCTACGAGAGAAATAGCATAACCGACTTGCAGCGTAAACATTATTGGGCGTTGGTTGGAGATATCGAAGAGTATACAGGCTATACAAAAGACGTGATCGATTCATTTTTACGAGTTGAGTTCATGAAATTAATTAGCTTAGAAGAATATCCAAGCTTAAAACGTAATCAGATGAAGAAAACAGTTGCTAGTGAGCTATTAGAGTACGTTATCGACTTATGTATCACCAATGATATTCCATTCCGTAAACAGCAATTTTACTTGACGATAAATACAAGCAAAATGTTATACGCTTTGACACTTAAAAGGTTGTGTTTCATTTGTGGAAAACCGCATTCAGACGTTCATCACATTATTGGTTCAACAGTAGGCATGGGAAATAATAGAAAAAAAGTTAGTCACGTTGGTAGACAAGTTATTTGTTTATGTAGAGAACATCATAATTTAATCCATGCAGGAAGCGAACAAGAAATTTTCGAAAAACATCATATTGCACCAATAAAATTGAGTGAAGAAGATGTAAAAAGATTGGGGTTGTAATGCTATGGAAGAAATTTGGAAAAGTATTGAGGGGTTCGAGGAACTCTATGAAGTATCTAATTTTGGGAGAGTTAAAAGTTTAGAAAAATTAGGATCTGTTTATGCAGGAAAAGGAAAGCCTAGAAAAAAATTCATTATAAAAGAGAAGTTAATTGAAGGCTGGGTACAAGAATATCAAGTAATTGAATTGAGAAAAAATGGTAAAGGTCATTCTAAAAAAGTTCATCGTCTAGTAGCAGAAGCGTTTATACCTAACACATATGGGAAACCTCAAGTGAATCATATTGACGAGAATAAACTTAATAATAGACTGAATAATTTAGAGTGGGTTACCGCCGAAGAAAACGTCAACCACGGAACAGCTTTAGTCAGAAGAATCAAAAGCCAATCTAAACCAATATTGGCCACTAAAGAAGATACGAAGATTTATTTTAAATCTATAAAAGAAGCCTCAGATTATTTAAAAGTTAACAGAAGTTGTATTAGTCATAGCCTAGCTGGAAGAGCTAAAAAAATAAAAGGTTTCACTTTTGAATTTGCACATAAAAGAGTTGTAGCATTAGAAAGCAGCGAGGTGAATTAACGTGGCTATTGAAAGAGTAAGAAGAAGTAGCAACTTTACAATTATAAACAATACTGGTTTAAAAAATAGTGGATTGTCATTTAAAGCAAGAGGATTACTAGCTTACATGCTATCTCTTCCAGATGATTGGGTATTTTATGAAACCGAATTAGTCAAACGAACACCAGAAGGTAGAGATAGTATTCGAAGCGGTTTGAAAGAGTTAGAAGATGCAGGTCACTTAATAAGGAAGGTAGGAAGAAACGATAGAGGTAGATTCAAATCGGTTGATTGGTACTTATATGAGGAACCTCAACCAATTGAAACACCGAAGACGGAAAACCCGACATCGGGTAAACCGATAACGGATAAACCGACATCGGGTAATCCACCACTACTAAGTACTAAAAGTACTAAGGACTTATCTTTACCAATTACTAATCTTACAAAAGATATTGTCGGGCAACCCGACCATGCACCTTATAAAGATGTCATTGATTATTTAAATCAAAAAACAGGCAAGCAATTTCGTAAAAACACTTCATCTACTCAAAAAGTCATTAAAGCTAGATTTAAAGAAGGTTTTAAACTTGAAGATTTCAAGAAAGTTATTGATAACAAAACAGATGATTGGTTGAAGGATAAAAAAATGAGCGAATATCTGCGACCTCAAACGTTATTCGGAGCAGATAAGTTTGATGGTTATCTAAACCAAGATTCTAAAGCAAAAAAAGTACCCGCTGCTGATCGTTATGACTTGAAACAACTATCTGAGAGGAGTGAGCCAGATGAAAGACATGCAGCCGATTTTGGAGCAGATGATGAAACGTACCCAGACGACTTTCCTTTCTAATAGTTGTGAAGTTGAAGGACATGAGAAATATCAGCTAATGAAGTTGAGCAATGGAACAGTGTTGTGCCCTCGTTGTGAAACGGAACGCAAAAACAAAGCTATTGAGAAGAAGAATGAGGATTTATTCGAAAGATTAGAAAATAGGCTTAGACACGCATATTTGAAAGATAAGAGCATATTATCTGATAAGCCATTATGGGATGCAGGATTTAAGAATTACATCACCAAGCAAGAGGAAGAAGTTAAAAACAAACGGTATATCAATATTTTAGTGAAGCGGTATCTGTCTGGTGAAGTATTTAACACTTGGTTAATGGGTGATCCAGGAGTCGGTAAAAGTCATTTATCTATGGCAACGATCAAAAATATCAATGAATACGGAGCTAAAGATAAAAAGTGTTTGTATATCAGTGTTGCAGCGATGTTGCGCAAAATAAAAGCTAGTTATGGCAACAAAGAATCTATTTATACAGAAGACTACTTTATAGAGCTGATGGGTGAAGTTGATTTTCTAGTATTAGATGACGTTGGAAGTGAATCGGGCAGTATTGGAACGGATAAAAAAGCAACAGACTTTGTTCATCGCGTACTTTATGAAATTGGAGATATGAGACAAGGTAAATCGACCATTATTACTACGAACGCATCTTGGGAAGAATTAGAAGGTTTGTACGACAAGAAAATTATATCCAGATTAAGAAGCAAAATCGAGTTAATCAAGTTTACGAATACAACAGATAAACGAATTGGAGGTTATTTAAATGAGTAGAGAGATTAAATTTAGAGCATGGGACAAAAGATATAAAGAAATGTACGAAGTGACTTGTATTGATTGGGAAGCTGAATTCGTTTGGATTAAGTATTATGACGATGATAGAGAAGAATGGTTTTCTCGCGAAGAACACTTTGCAGATTTTGAATTACTGCAATACACAGGATTAAAAGACAAGAATGACGTTGAGATTTATGAAGGAACAGTAATAGGGAAAAAAGGTTGTCCAAATTTTTATGTAACATTTGAATTAGGTAGCTATGTGGCTGTTTCTACAGATAAAATACAAGCTTTAAACTGGAAACATTGGAAATTAAATGAAATGTTAAATTTAGAATTTATGTCTATCGGAAACTTTTATCAAAATCCAGAACTATTGGAGGCGAAAAAACATGAGTAAATGCAACCATCCAGATTGTGTCGACGGAGTTAGATACGAATCAACATGTTTCGGCTTAATGAACATTACGAAATGTGAGTATTGTGTCAGCAAAGAAGATAGTTGGGAAAAGTCAAAAGCGATGATGAAAGCTAAGTTTGAAGCTTTAGGGTATGAATGGATATTGGAGGGTAAATCATGACAATTATTCTTGAGGATCGTAAATTTATCTGGGAAAACGATGAAATGAAAGAGTTTAGAAAAATGTGGAAGCAAGGCGATAGCGTGGACAATATGGCTAGACGATTCCACTGTAAAAATATTGATATTGCAATGCTGGTATTGGACCAGGCGGGAGCGCAAATTGATTCATCCAAGACCTACTGGATTGATAGGAGGTAAGTATGACGACAGTAAGAGTAAAACTAACTGAGGATTACGAAACAACAATCATTAAAATTATCACTACTCAGTTGATATTGGCTGATAGTGTGGGTCCGAATGAAAAAAGTAAAGTTATCAAGGATTTAGGTAGGTTAGGGATAACTGTAAAGGAGAGCTAATAGTGACGGCAAAAACATTAGCAGTATACAAAGGTGAAGAACTCCTAACAATGGGCACCGCTAAAGAATGTGCTGAGAAGTTGAATGTGAAAGTAGATACTATTTATTTCTATAAAACGAAAACGTATCAAAATAGAGGTAGCGGTAAGAATAGACGGATTGCTATTGAATTGGAGGAGGATGGTGAATGAATCTGCACCAACTAGCATTACACCAATTAATTAGATTAGTAGATAAAAATAAATATGTAAATGAAATAAAGATTGAATGGAAATCACGTACAGGATTAGACTATCCGTTATTTAAAGATATTACAGGTAAACAAATTGATATGACAAGGAGCTATCGATAATGTATAACGAAAAGCAACATTTCTACCGATGCACAGACCCAAAAAACGCACCACCATATTCATTTTATGACCATGCCAACGGTTTGGTTAGCTATCCAAGCAGACTAGCACAGCAAGTGGCAAATTACGCAGGCGCATACTATTTAGGATTTATGACAGAGAAAGAGGTGCTGAACCGTCCAAAAGGTGGTAGGAGACCTGCTAGGTTGAATAGAAAGAAAGCTAGTAGATATTAGGGGGAATGGAAGATGAAAGTATATTGGTACGAATTAGTTTATAGAGGCATATCTCCAGGTTGCTTCCCTTCTAAAGATTGTGTAGCAACAGAACATAATCACACTAATTATAAAGGTAGAAAATACGGTGCAGTAGCTTATAATCGACAACTCACTGAAAAAGAAATAAAAAGTTATGAATTGAATCCAATTGAACCAGTTAGAGATTTACATGAATTAGAGGTGCCTAGAAAATGAATCGTTCAGAGAAGCACAGAAAAGACCGTCTACTGGTCAAACAAACTAAAACGTACACATTCACGCAAGCACAGATAGATAAAATAAAAGAAGATGCAACGATGGCAGCGACTAGACGAGCCTTTGCAATCATGCTAGCTATGCCAATGATGGTATTGCGAGATCAATTCGGATTTGGAAAGAAACGGTTAAGTCTCTTTACGGATAAAGTATTCGATATTTATGAGGCTTTTGAAGATGATCGATTGAGTTTGGTAGATATGCACAAGACTATTGAGCTAGAGACAGGGGTAGTTATTAAGGAGGTAATGGGATGAAAATGATTATTGATTTAGAAAACGTAAAAAAGATAATTTTTAACACTTTAGAGTTTGAAGATGATACCGATAAAGAATCGCTAAGCGAATCTATAAATGAAACATGGACTTCTGAAATGGCTGAACAATTTGAGAGTACAATAGCTGCGCAATTGATTGCAGAACTGATTAAAGATAAAGAAGTTAAAGCGAGGTTTAAAAGATGAAAATTGATATGAGTCACTTTGGCAGAACGATAGATGAGTTAGATTCTGAGACTGAAAAAGCTTATGCAAATAATATTACAAAACCGAATCATTACATCGGAATACAGGGGTTAGAAGTGGAGGAAGTAACACAAAACTTCCTACCTCGATATACAGATGGTTATGTATCTCATAGAATTGGTTCAGCAATCGAATACTTATTGAGAGCACCGTTAAAAAATGGTATTGAAGACATTAAAAAAGCAAAAGAAAACCTTGAACAGATTATTGAGTATGAAGAATTTAAACCCATCGAAATCGAGGGGAATAAAAACGAAGCTTTAGAATCAGTTAGAAATGCGCTAGAAGAGAAAATAAAAATGGTGCCTAAAGTTAATTTAATCGAAATAAGCAATGCAACAGCAGATGAAAACAAGAAACAAAACGATACGTTTGGATCGTTTATGAGAGATTTATCTGAAATTAGTCGTAAAGAAGCCGAATCAAAACGGAGAATAGCAACACATTATGCAGGTACTAACCCATTAGACTGAGGAGATGATAACTATGGCTGATAGCATTATCATAACTAAAAAAGATGAAAAGTTTGAGGTAACTATTAAACGAGGTAAACAATGCAGATGGTTCACTATTGACGAAGATGAAGCTATAGAATTAATAAATAAACTAACAAAAGAATTAGGAGTGGAAAAATGATAAACAACATTGTACTTACAGGAAGACTAACAAAAGATGCTGATCTAAGATATACACCCGCAGGCAAAGCAGTAGCAACATTCAATTTAGCGGTTAATAGACAGTTTACAAATACTAAAGGCGAACATGAAGCAGATTTCCCTAGTGTGGTTATATGGGGAAAGTCAGCAGAAACATTAGCTAACTTTACTAGAAAAGGAACGCTGATAGGTATTACTGGACGTTTGCAAACTCGTTCATATGATAATAAGGAAGGTCAAAGAGTGTATGTAACAGAAGTGGTTGCTGAAAGTTTTACCTTCTTAGAAAAGAAAGCAGATAACGTACAATCTAATGGTTCGTCTCATAACCAATCAAGTAATGAACATGGCGATCCATTCGATAAAAGTGGTTCACCAGTAGATATTCAAGATGACGATTTACCATTCTAAGGAGCTGACAATAGTGAAGAAGGCAAACAGTAAAATAGGTTACGCAATCGGAACGGTTTTTGCAGGAGCGATTGTGGTTATAGTATCTTTAGCAGTTATCGGGTTAGTTAGTATCGGAGTACTTAGAATATGGATGTATTTTATAGACTTAATGCAAGCAATAATATAGGTGGTGTATAAATGGAATTTAAGCAGATAAAACCCGATGAAATAGCGACATTACAAGGAAAACATGGTATAATTATACTATCAAATGGCACAAGTTATTTTAAAGAATTACCTAATTATGGCAAGACAAACATAACACTTACAAATTCTGATGGAAAAGTTATGTTTATCGAGGAAGAAACAAAAGTAAAGACTAAATTATAATTGAATAGCTGACTGAATATATCAGAGGCGATAATTAATTCCTAGAAATAGGGTTAGTTGTCGCCTCTTTTTTTGTTAAAGAAAAGGAGGACAGGACGTGAAGTATACCTATGACATAGCTAATGAGTATCGTGAAGATTTAAAGAGCCTAAACAACGAGAAGTTTGCAAAGGATCGTGAGCGAGCATTCTTGAAAGAGATAGAAGACTTAAGCATTGAACAATTTGAGCGATTGAGCGAGATTGAAGCAAACATTAGTTTAATTGGTGGAATGATATCAAGCACAGAGTATTCCTTATTTTGGATTGAGAGCGGACATGAGCGTATGGCAGGTGAAAAGCGTCCTGTTACGAACCTTAGCAAGAAGAAGCGCACTCAATTGTGGGGAAATATAGAACACAGCAAATATCTATCCTATGAAGCTCCTAGAGAGTTAGAAAGAGAAGAGTTAGAACTAATAGATGATGTTATGAGAGAGCTATCAGAAGTAGAGAGAGAGGCATATATCTCTATTTACGGTAGGTGCAACACTTATGCAGAGACAGCAGAATACATGAACGTGCCAAGAAGTACAGTGCAGCGTTATATAGAGAGGGCCAAGAAGAAGATAGATCATGAGTTACTCTATGGAGCGCAACTACAATTGGTTTAGCGTACAAAAACAACTAACTAGTGAAGGCAACTTTAATAAGGTAGGTGGTGATTCAATGTGAATTGGAAAGAGATACGAAAGGAATACGAAACAAGCTCGATAACGATGAAAGAATTAGCAAATAAGCATGATGTGAAACCAGCCACTTTAAGAAGTAGAAAGACTAGAGAAGATTGGCAACGCAACGCAACAAATAAAGTTGCAACAAAACGTGCAACACAACGCAAAAAGGTTGCAACGAAAAAAGCTGAAAAGATTATCGGAAATAACAATGAATTAAAAGGTTGGGAAATAGGATTTTGCTATGAATATATAAGGACTTGGAATGCTACAAGATCATATATGAAAGTAAAAGAAACAACTTACGGTACAGCAGCAGTGGAGAGTCATAAGCTGCTAAAGAAACCTAATATAATTAATGCTATCAAGGATATAAAGAAAGAAACGGATTCAGAATTACTAATAGGTGTTGAAGATATAAAAAGAGAATACTTTAAACAGGCTTTTGCTGACATTAATGACATTGTTAAAGTACAACTTGCTGATCATGAGTTGAATGATAAGCGAGGCAATAAGGTCATTGACATAGAGGGTAATGCTGTTATAGGACATTTTAACGAGGTTTATGTAAACTCTAGCGATCAATTCGATGGAACGTTAATCAAACGTATATCGCAAGGCAAAGATGGAATAAGCGTTGAGATGTATGACAAACAGAAAGCTATGCAAGAGTTGCTCAAACTTATGTCTGATAACGATGAAAATAACGGTGGAGTAGTATTTATTGACAATAAAGAAGCAATGCAACAGTACATGAAAGAACATGGTGAAGCTTATGCCGATTAAAGTGAATGATCCTTTCGAAAAACTAAACCCTAAATTCTATTCGATATGGATATCAGATAAAACAGATTTGATTTTAAAAGGTGGCCGCTCGAGTACAAAATCATCGGTTATCAGTCAAAAGCTTGTTGAGAAGAAAATGCGTTATTCAATGGGTAATGCGGTTATCTTGCGTCAAGTTGCAAATACGTTGCGTAAGTCAGTTTATTCGCAGATTTCATGGGCTTTGCATGATGCGGGTGTTGCAAATCAATTTGTATTTCAATCTAACCCTATGCAGATTATCCATAAGAAATGGGGAACAGGATTTCATTTTAGTGGAGCTGATGATCCCGAGAAGTTGAAATCATTAAAGATTCCAGTTGGTTACGTGCAAGATTTGTGGTTCGAGGAAATGAACTCATTCGATGGAGAGAAAGCGTTAGATACGATTCAAGATACATTCATTCGTGAGACGTTACCTGACAATCGAGAAATGCAGACATGGTACTCCTGGAATCCAGAACGCAATCCGTACCATTGGAGCAATGAATTTGCTGAGAAACATAAAAATGATGATAGCTTTATGGTCCATCATTCAACTTATATAGATGATATTCGTGGTTACAATTCAAAACAGATTCTTAAGAAAATAGAGAACTATAAAATAAACGATATGGACTATTGGCGATGGATGTACAAAGGCGAAGTTATTGGAATGGGTGATAACGTTTATAACATGGCAAACTTCCATTCTATTGACGAGATACCAGATGATGACCATTTAATCGGATTGTATTTTGCAACCGATACAGGTCACCAAGTATCGGCTACTACAACACTAGCGTTTGGATTGACTAGAAAACGATGTGTTGTTCTACTCGACACCTATTATTATTCACCTGCAGGCAAATTAGTTAAGAAAGCACCAAGTGAGTTGACGGAAGAGCTTAATCAGTTTTACGAGAAAGTTCGTAAGCAATACAATATTCCAGTTTATCAAAAGACAATTGATTCAGCAGAAGGTGGAATACGGAATCAATACTTCAAGGATTACAGTGAACATTTACATGCAGTTGCTAAAGGCAAAAAGGTAGACATGATTGATTATGTTCATGATTTGTTAGCACAAGGTAGATTCTTTTATTTTGATATACCAGCTAACGAGATCTTTATCGAAGAGCATCGCAAGTACCAATGGGACCAGAAGTCATTAGCTCCTGGAAAAGAACCAGAAGTAGTAAAAGAAGATGACCATACTTGCGATGCCCTACAATACATGGTTAAAGATAATTTGAGAGACTTAGGGCTTAAATATTAGGAGGAATAATGATGAAATATAGAAAGAAACCAGTAGTAGTTGAAGCGATTAAATTTACTAAAGATAACACTAAAGAATGTGTTTTATTTATGAATAACGAGAGAATCGGCTCTTGTACTCCAGGAGAGCGTATTGAAATTATGACTTTAGAAGGTTCTATGAGAGCAAGCGTCGGTGACTACATTATCAAAGGCGTACAAGGTGAATTATATCCATGTAAACCAGACATCTTTAAACAAACATATGAATTAGCAGAATAGGCGGTGATTGAATGTTTGACAAAACTGTAGCAACCGTAAAGGGGTGGTTAACTAAAATGGGGATATTAAAGCAGCTAAAGACGATTAAGGAACATAAGGATGTAAATGTAGATGATGATGCCTACAAAAGAATAGCAAAGAATAAAGCTATCTATTCAGGGTTTCTGTCAGAGTGGCATGATATTGAATTCAGAACATCTGCAGGCGTTAATAAGAAACGTAAGATGTTCTCGATGGGAATGGGTAAGAAGATTGCAGAAGAAATGGCCACGTTGATCTTTAATGAGAAAGCAACGATCACGATTGACGATGATGTTGCACAAGAGTTTATTGACGATACGTTAAAGAGTAATGGATTCCATAAGAATTTCTCGCGCTATCTCGAATACGCTTATGCAACTGGCGGAATGGCTGTTAAAGTATTTGCTTATGACGGACAAATCAAATTAGCTTATGCAGTCGCAGACGCCTTTTATCCGCTGTCTAGTGATTCAGAGAACATTGACGAAGCTTTATTCATTAGTGAAGAAACGAAAGGTGATAAGTACTATACATTGCTTGAGTGGAATGAATGGGAAGGCGATCAATATGTTGTTACGAATGAATTGTATCAATCAACGGTTGAGGGTGAGTTAGGTACTAAAGTAGGGTTAGCAACTCTTTATCCAGACTTAGAAGAAAAAGTTTATATCAATGAGTTAAGACGTTCGTTGTTCGTTTATTTCAAACCTAACATTGCTAACAATAAAGACATGACCAGTCCATTAGGGATTAGTTTATTCGAGAATTGTTACGATGATTTGTATTTGCTCGATTATATGTATGACTTCTTTTTCCATGAGTTTGAATTAGGCAAAAGACGTATCGCGGTTGATAGAAGTATGGTTAAAGCTTATCCAGATGCAAACGGTAATATTGTTCAAGTGTTGGATCCTGACGAAACGATATTCGATGCGTTTAACATGGAAGAAGGTGGTGGGGTAAAAGATTTAACGGTTGATATCCGTTCAACGGACATAATCAATTCAATTAACTCTATCTTAGACGTTCTAAGCATGAAAGTAGGGTTTAACCCGGGTTCGTTTAGATTCGATGGTACAGGCATAAAAACAGCAACAGAAGTAGTGTCTCAAAACTCTAAGACGTATCAAACAAAGAATAAACATGAGGTTTTAATTGAAGAAGGTATCAAAGAATTAATCACATCTATTATTGACGTTGCGATTCTTTACGATTTATACGATGGCGAAAAAGAGTTTGAGATAGGGATAGATTTTGATGATTCGATTGCTCAAGATCGTCAAGAAAACTTTAACTATTATTCTGCAATGGTCGGAGCTGGATTCCTTCCTAAATTGATTGCGATTCAAAAGACATCTGACGTTCCAGAAGAGACAGCTAAACAATACCTAGAAATGATTCAGCAAGAACAAGGAATAGGAGTAGTCAGTCCGGAAATGTCGGACATGTTCGGGACAACGCCTGCTACTAATGTGAGTGAAGCAGCTACTGATGAAGTAGTGGTAACTGATAATGGAGACGTTGTATTAAATGGTGCTCAAATTACCAGTGTGATGAATGTTGTTGGTCAAGTAAAAAGTGGTGTATTAAGCATTGAACAAGGTTTAGCAATCTTAGTTGGAGGACTTCAATTAAGCGAGAAACAAGCTAAGAATATGATTGGAGTTGTTTAATCATGGCCGTTCAAAGCAATATTTTTATTGAACAACTTTATCAGCAAATAGAATTAGAAATGCTTCAAAACATTGGCAAAGTAATTGGAAATGGCGAAGGTGTAAACAAAGAGGGGGTCACTCAATGGAGAGTGGCCAAACTATCTCAGTTAGGTGTATTGAGAAACGATCAACTAAAAGTGTTGGCTAAATATAGTGGTATGAGTGTATCAGAAGTAACAAAATACATTAACGAGTTAGGTGCTGCAGAAATTGAAGCATTTGAGGGACGCAATGAAGCGTTGGTTAAAGCGGGTGTCGGCTATGTGCCACCTAGTAATAATGTTTACGGTCGATTGTTAGCATTAGAAAAGCAATCTAAAGACGTTATGAACATGGTTAATACAAACATGTTAACGTTTAGCAATCAAGCGTGCATTGATATCCTAACAAAGGCTAGTACAGATGTTTTAACTGGTAACTCAACACTTAACCAATCATTGATTAAAGTCGCGGGAGAATGGGCAGAAAGTGGCATACCGGCCATCATTGATAAAGCGGGTAAAAAGTGGAGTAGTGAAGCTTATATCAGTATGGTGTTGCGATCCACTCAAAAGAATGTGGCTGTATCTATGCAAGAAGGTCGAATGGATGATTACGATATTGACTTGATTGAGATATCAAGCCATGCAGGTAGCAGACCAAGCCATGTTGATTATCAAGGGAATATCTACTCAAGAAGTGGGAAATCAAAGAAATATCCGGCCCTTTCATCTACAAGTTATGGGGAGATTGACGGAATCGTTACAGGAATAAATTGCTCCCACCAAGAATATGCTTATGTTGAAGGAGTGTCGACTAAGCGTAATGAACCATTCGACAAAAAAGAATCAGAAGAGAAGTATATCGAATCTCAGCGACAAAGACATCTTGAGAGAAATATCCGTAAAGCAAAGAAAGAAAGAGCTATGTTGGACTCGATGGAAGTCAAAGAAGAAGAGTTACTAAAAGCAGATGAAAAGATTGAGAAAAGAAAACGAGAAATGACTAAATTTATCAAGGAATCTGGAAGAACAAGACGTAAACAAAAAGAAAATATCGTTTAACCTTTAATCTGCGTACAGTAGCGACTAATAGGTGAAGGGAGAAATGCATATGCTTCATTTACACCAAGCGAGTTATCCAAGTTGTAAGAAGGGAAGTGGTCCATTTCTCTAAGCTAGTTAGTGACTAGCCATTGTAAATTATGAGAGGGTGAATAAATGATTAGACATAACATGACTAAATATAGTGAAAACGGATCGTTATTCATTGAATCGTGGTTACAAATTGATTTGTTTAGACATTGCTACTGTTTTTCACGAAAGAAATACTTAATCGACAAACGAGGAAATGCAATTGCTTGTTAATTATCAAGACTAAACCGTGCTAAAGTCTCTAAACTTCGCAAGAGAACGTCAAACAAGACGATAAAAAGGAGATTGATTATGATTAAATTATTTAAAATGCCTATGAGATTACAATTCTTTGCTGAGGACTTGGGTGGAGGCGGTGCTGGTACTGGTACTGATAAAGAAACACCAGCTGACCCAAAAACATTCACGCAAGAAGAAATGGATCAAGTAGTTGCAGATAGAGTTGGAAGAGAAACTAAGAAAGCGACGAAAGCTCAAAGTGCTTTGCAAACGCAACTAGATGAAGCGACAGCTAAGCTGAATAGTGCAGGTAAAACAGATGAAGAGCAAGGAAATGCTGAATTAGAAGCTCTAAAAGGTAACCTATCTACTACAGCAGGAGAACTAGCGAACACAAAAGCTGAACTTGAAGCTCTAAAACAAGGTGCAGATGTTGAACAAATCAACAAAGTTATCAAATTAGCTAAACTTTCTGATGAAGACGACATAGAAGATGCAATTAAATCAGTATTAGAAGAATATCCAATGTTTAAAAAAGGGAAAGAAAAGGATAATAATCCTAACTTTTCCAAAAATGGAAATCCTTCTAAAAATAGTGGAGAAATTACGAAAGAAAGTTTTGTCAAAATGGGGTATAAAGAACGATTGGAATTAAGAAAAGCCAATCCGAAATTATACGACCAACTAAAATAACAGGAGATGAAGTATAAATGGAAAAGAACGCAAAACAATTATTAGCACCAATGAAAATGAATATTCAAATGTTCGCAACTACTGTAGTGGCTGACATGGTAGACCCAGAAGTTTTAGGAGACATGATCACAGCTGATTTACCTAATGCAATTAAATTTGGTGGTATCGCACCAATTGATACAACTTTACAAGGACAACCTGGTAGTACGATTACATTACCTAAATATGCTTATATCGGTGATGCGACAGAAGTAGCAGAAGGCGCAGCAATTGATTACACAAAATTAACAACTTCTAATTCTACTCATACGATTAAAAAGATTGCTAAAGGAGTAGAAATTACCGATGAAGCTGTTTTAAGCGGGTATGGTGATCCAATTGGTGAAGCTAAGAATCAAGTAACTACTTCTATCGCTAGTGGGATTGATAACGATACTTTAGTTCAAGTTAAAACAGCCACTTTAGCAACGACTAACGATGCTTTTGACGCTACTTTGATTGATTCAATCGAAGATACATTCAATACAGAAGAACAAGAAACTGGCGTATTGTTCATGAATCCTAAAGACGTTACTAAATTGCGTAAAGGAATTGCGGATGGTTGGACCCGTGCTACTGACTTAGGAGATCAATTATTAGTTACTGGTGTTTTCGGTGACGCGTTAGGATGGCAAGTTGTTCGTACTCGTAAAGTCGTTCAAGGAGAAGTTTACGCGGTTAAAGTTGGTGCTTTGAAAACGTACTTGAAACGTGGTGTTAATCCAGAAACTGGACGTGATATGGACCATAAATTGACTAAATTCAATGCTGATCAACATTACGTTGTTGCTCTTGTGAATGACAGCAAAGTATTAAAAGTCGTTGTTACAGAAGTCCCAGCTGTATAGGAGGAAATTAAATGGTTAAGTATAAAGTAGTTTCAACATTTCGTGACTTACAAGATAAAGCAAAGACTTTCCCTTTAGGACGTGTTTATGAAGCTGGTGATGATTTCCCAGCGACTAAACGTAATGTTCCAGAAGAACGTATTATTAAAATTAAACAAAAAGGATTTATCGTAGAAGTTGAAGATGAATCTAAAGAAGATGAAGTTGTAAAAGAAGTGGAACAACCAAAAGAATAGAGGTGTCTTATGTACGTGGACGCAAATTATTATGAAGAAACATATGGTGGTGTCGCAATTAGCGATGCTACTTTTTTGTTTCAACTAATCAAACGTGCTGAGCGTGATATTAATGTTCGTACGAACTATCGTATAACTGATTTCAGTAAGTTAACAACGTTTCAACAAGAACGCGTTAAAGAGGCTGTATGTGCTCAAATAGAGTTCTTATCTGAGAACGGTGAACTGTCTTCTACTGTTTCAAATAGTGGTGGTTCTGTCAGCATTGGATCGTATTCAGAAAACAACGGATCAACGGATAGTAAAAAAGTATTGATTGCTGATAACGTAGATGGCTTTTTATGGCCTACTGGCTTACTTTATGGAGGAGTTGGTGTTATTGGCTAATCCAATCAAAAGAAGGCTATTAATTCATTCGATTGTCTATCGAGAAACCCAAGAAGATGATGGATGGGGTAACTTATTCAAAACGCCTCAGGTTATCAACCAAGTTAGAGTTGAACCAAAAACAAAACTCGTTCGTTCTGGTACAGGTGAAAGCGTAGAGAGCACGACAACGATTTTTTGGGACGTTGTATTTAGCACACCAATAACATTCGTTAAAGGTTCTAAAATAACGTTTAACAATAACGAAATGGAATTAAGACAGGTTGACGAGTTTTACGATGGCGAGAAACTCCACCATTTGGAATTGAGGGTGATATGATAAATGTATCTGTTCAAGTTGATCTAAAAGGCGTTGAAAAAAAAATTAAAGAAAAGCTAGAACGCGCTCAAGCGGTCTTAGATGAACAAGTTATAAAAGATTCAAATTACTATGCGCCACAAGATGAATCAATACTGATTAATAGTTCACTAACCGCTTCTAAGATAGGTGAGGGTGTTCTTATTTGGGACACTCCTTATGCTAGAAGGTTATATTGGAATCCTGAATATAATTTTAGTACGGATATGAACGAAAACGCTGGTGGAAAATGGTTTGAAGTAGCAAAAAGCAAGCATTTAAGCGATTGGCTAAAAATGACTCAATCGGAGGTGAATAAGTAGTGTTTGAATTTTATATGGCGTTAAAAACTCATTTGGAATCGAATATGAGCTTATTTTCTACGGTAGCGCTTAATGGATTAACTGCAGCTTCAACAAGCATATCCATTGGATCTATGCCTGGGTCATTAGGTACTAGATACTATGACGGTTCAAGAATAAGAGTGGTTCAATTTCAAGTATTGGTTAAAAACCCAAATCCAGAACTAGCAATGAACGTTTCAGAAAATATAAACGATTATTTAGACGGAGCAACATTTGAAGTTAAAGGATATAAGTTAAACAGTTGTGAAGTTTACATCGATCCAAGTTGGTTAGAAAAGACAAGTAGCAGCGAACATATCTATACAGCAGCCTATAGGGCAGAAATTATAAAGGAGTGATTTATTAGATGAATTTAGAAGATGCAGCATTTTTAATCCAAGCAGGATTTAAATTTGAATTTAACAAAGTTCAAAATGCAACAACAGATGCTTTAGACTGGTTACTTATCGCTGGAGGTATTTCAGATGTATCACCAGAACCAAATGAAGAAATCGATCAAACGGCTTATTACGATGGTGGCGGACAAGCTTCAACAGATGTAATCGGCAAACAAGAAGTTTACTCATTTGAAGGTCATCGTTTATATGGCGATCCGGCACAAGATTATTTCTATAATGTATTAAATCACCAAGTAGGTAACGCGCGTAAAGGTACTTTTAGAGTGACTTATCCAGATGGTGCCAAACTGGTAGGAAATGCAACAGTTGCTAATATTTCTTCACCAGGTGGAGCCGCTAATTCAAAAGGTGAAATTTCATTCGAAATTCATTTTAATGGTCTTAATACATTTACTGAAGCAATAGCAGAAGCTTAATAAACAACAGGGGGTGGCAATGGCTACCCTCTATTTTTATGCAAACTATTAACAATTAGGAGGAAAAAATAATGGTAAAAATTAGTGTAAAAAAAGCGGTCGAAGAAATCGAAATTGGTGAACATGTTTACTTATTCAAATTATCAGATGCCCATTTGAATAGAGTTTCTAGCGAATCTAAAGAAATGCAAAAAAAACTAGAAAAAGCAAAGAGTACGGAAAAGAACGTTGAAATTGCTAAGAACACTTTAGATGTATTTTTAGATCAAAAAGGTGCAGGTCATGAAATTTATGAAACATGCGAAAAATCATCTTATGTATTAGCAAACGTTATGAAAGAACTTGCTGACTTTATAAACGCTAAAAAGGATGAACTTAAACAAATTAAGGCTGCAGAATATACAGAAGAATAGGTCGTGGGTTCATGTTTAAACTAACTCAGGCAAAAGAAAGGTATGTTGTTGAACATAAAGGGGTAGAAATAGAATTAAACCTTTATTACAACGATGTATTGAAATGTTTCGAATTAATAGAGGATGACACTTTCGAGGAAATCGAAAAGATAGTCATCCTTTTTCGTGTTCTCGTAAAAGGGTATGAAAAGTACGGATCATTTGATATTTATGATCGTTCAAGTGTAGTAAATAAGGCTTTTGACATCATAAAAGATGATAAAAAAGGTAATAAAAACGATGAACCAGAGGTCGAACCTTATAACTTCACTCATGATGCAGAACGAATATACGCCTCTTATTTAGCTGAATACGATATCGATTTATTGGAGCAACAAAAGAAAATGAGTTGGCTTAAGTTTATTGCACTATTCAACTCTTTAAGCGAAGAGTCTCCAATCATGAAGGCTGTTTCGTATCGGTTGATGGATATCCCAAAAGCTAAAGAAGCTAGTAGGGAAGAACGTGAAAGAATTAAAAAACTAAAAAAAATATATGAACTTCCAAGTCATAAAGTGGCACGAGAGAAAAAACTCTTAGAAACAATGAAAAAACAGCGCGGAAAAGGAGTGAGGTGAGGAGTAATTGTCTGATGGAAGAGTTGTAATTGATGCAGAACTTAATGATCGAAATATTGATAAAGGTGTCGATGATTTAAATAAAAAACTGAAAAGCGTCACAAAAACAGGAGTCGAAATGACGGATGGCTTTAAAGATATGACTAAATTGGCAGTCAAAGCTACTTTAACTGCTGGTTCAGCTTTTGCGGTATTTGGAATAAAAGCAGCTGCCGACATAGCTGCTATAAACGCCCAATTTGAACAAGTTTTCGGTGATTTAGGCGACGTAGCAGAAGAAACCGTTAATAAGATGTCAGATGAATTTGGTATACTTCCAAATCGGTTAAAACCAATGTTTTCACAAACGACATCTAAATTTTTGGGACTAGGATTAGATATTAAAGATGCAATGAAACAAGCTACAACTGCCACGACATTAGCAGCCGATGGAGCAGCCTTTTATGACAAATCTTTGGCAGATACAACAAGTGGACTTAATTCCTTCATTAACGGAAGTTATGAGGGTGGTGAAGCAATAGGACTGTTCGCTAATGAAACACAACTAGCTGAATGGTCTTCAAAAAATTTAGGTGAAGAATTTAAATCATTAGATGAAGCTGGAAAACAAATTATAAGACTTAAGTATGCTGAAGCAATGTACGAGATGTCAGGAGCTACTGGTCAAGCTGCAAGAGAATCCATGACGTTAGAAAATCAATTAGGAAATTTGTTTAGCGCGTTTAGTAACTTTGCAGCAGCTGTTATGGAACCCATTATGTCTCCAATTATAGGAGCTTTAGCCGGTACTGCTGATGCTTTTAATGGAGTAGCGGAAGCTATACGTGCTGTAAATGAATGGTTTTCAGAACACGAATCCGTAATGCAGTCAACAGTAGTAATGATTAGTAGTTTAGTTACATCTTTAATCGTTTATAATACATGGCTGTTCTTAACAACTATGCATACCGTTACCGTAGCAGGAGCGACAGTTCAGATGTCTGGAGCAATGCTTATTGCAACTAATGCAGCTGGATTACTGTCTACTGTCCTAGCTTTCCTAACACATCCTATTACTTTAACCATCATGGCTATTGGGTTATTAGTAGCGGCTTTTATTCTTATATCTGGAAACTCAGATTATTTAAAGCAAAAATTAGTTGAACTAGGTTTTAACATGGGTACGGTTAACAAAGTAATTGATTTTTTCAAACAAACACTCGATACGTTAATTCCGATATTAAAAGATTTAGCAGTAAAAGCAGTTGAATTAGGAATCAAATTAGTTGCTGCGTTTATTGATTATCTACCTACAATAATTGGATATCTCAATACTTTCGGTCAAGTGGCAAAAGTGGCATTTGATTTTGTTTTAGCTGCAATGCAACCTATGATTGATAAATTTATTGGATTAGGCACTTCAATAAAAGAAGCATTTTCGACAGGTAACTTTGACGCTTTGAAAGAAGTTGCCGCAACTTTAATCCCAATTATTATCGGCCTGTTTTTAGGAGGCATTCCCAAATTAATATTTATGGGATACAACATTTTAAATGCGATTGCTTTGGGAATGGGCACGAGTGTTCCTGAATTACTGATTGTAATCATAAATGTAATAACGTCGATCATCACTCAGTTTGTTGCATATCTGCCTATGATTATACAAGTCGGGATGGATATCTTACTTGCTATTGTTAATGGTTTGGTTGCAGCTTTGCCTTCTATTTTAGGCGCAATTTTCTTAGTCTTAACGTCTTTGATTCAAGCAGTAGTAACTTATCTACCTATGGTACTTCAAGCAGGTGTAAGTATTTTGCTAGCGATTATAAACGGAATCGTTTCGATACTTCCTTTGTTGATTCAATTAGCTGTTTCTCTAATTACTTCAATAGCCACAACTTTAATTTCTATGCTACCTGTTATTATTTCTGCAGGGCTAGATATTTTATTCGCGATTATTGATGGGATCATGCAAGTTTTACCTCAATTGATTGCAGCAGCTATTTTATTGATCGTTTCAATAAGCAATGCCTTATTGAATTCTTTACCGGTTATCTTATCAGCCGGAATGGATATATTGCTTGCTTTGATTGACGGTGTTGTTAGATTATTACCTCAATTAATTGCGATGGCAATTATGTTAATTATTCAATTATCCAACGCTTTAATTGACATGTTGCCTCAAATTATAAACGCTGGTATAAAAATACTTTTAGCTCTAATCGACGGTTTGATTAAAACAATACCTGTTTTAGTAGGAGCTATTCCTCAAATTATTGATTCAATCATAAGTGCATTTGAAGATGTTGATTGGTCAAGTATAGGTTCACAGATTATTGACGGTATCGGAACAGGGATTTCATCTGCTGCAGGAAGTCTTTGGACTGCTGCTAAAAGTGTTTTAGGTAGTTTTAAAGATAATGTACTAAGTTTCTTTGGAATACATTCACCATCTCGTGTATTTAGGGATGAAATAGGTAAGATGTTACCTCAAGGCATGGCCATTGGTATGGAAGCAGATATGGGCGATGTTGAAGATGCGGGTATGAAAATGGCTAATTTATCAATTCCAGATGTAAGTAAAATTGCAATGCCAAGTGTTGCTCAAAAATCTCAAGCGTTTGCTCCTAAATACGCAGCACAAGCAAGCAGCAGGGAAAAAATTCTAATTCAAATAATAATGAATATGGAACAATGATTACACTATTGCAGCAGTTAGTGGCAAAAGATGGAAATGTTTATTTTGGAGATGAATTTATTGGATCAATTGGTCCTAAAATGAATTCATATCTTGGAAATGAAGCAAATAGAAGTGGGAGGCATGGATAATGAGTGGATTTAGATTTAACGGAAAGCATATGAACGAGGAGTTTCCTTTATTGAAGCTTGTTGATCGTTCAACTCCGCCTCCTGATGAAATACCGATTAAAGATTCTGTTATTGGTATGCAAGGCGATTACGATTTTGCAATTGAGTTATTCGGTGAGCGTTTATACGGAAACAGGCCATTAGAATACATTTATAAAGGTCATGAATTTAATAATGATCATAAGTTGTTCGATAAACGAATGTTGGAGAATTGGCTACTAACTGGAAGCTACGTGCCACTTTATGATGATAACGAACCAATGTATTATTACATGGCTAGATGTACAGGTGTTGCATTAGGGAGTGATTCGGGTAACTCTGAATCACTTTACACGCTAACTTTCGATGCTTATCCATTCAAAATAAAAAAAACAATTGAAGGTAGTCCGTATTGGGATGATTATGACATTTCGGATTACTATCAAGAAAACGAATTTGATGTGAGTGGATCCAAAACGATTGAATTTATGAATACGGGTTCCGTTGGTATTGCTCCAACGATTATCTCTAGTTCTATAATGGTAATAAAAAAAGGAAACATGACAGTAAATGTTCCTGCAGGTTCAAGTCGTTTTGAGGATTTTAGATTCGAAATAGGTATGAACACATTTAGCGTTACAGGAAACGGAACAATCAAATTTGAATGGCACAAGGAAGTGATTTAATGTATCGAGTAATTGTTTATGATGGACCAGATGATGTTATCGGTACTGTTATTCATTCTCCTTATGTAAATAATGAAAAAGTATCATCTGGTAGCGTTCAACAAGTCATTAGCGGTATTGATTCAATGGACTTTACAATCAATCCTAGAAACGTTGGTTGGGGGAAAATCAAGCCGTTAACTACCTTAATAAAAGTAATGAATATAAAAACAGGTTTAAATGAGTTTGAGGCTAGGATATTAAAACAAAAACAAAACATGAGTGCTGGTGGATTATTTACGATTCAATATGAATGCGAATCGTTTTTAGCTTTTTTGCTGGATTCTATCCAACGTCACGATGAAATTCACAACAAATCGATAGCAGAGTTTTTACAAATACTATTGAACAACCACAATCCACAAGTTGAGCCTCATAAACGATTCAAGTTAGGGAATGTTACCGTCACGAATACGACAGATAATGTTTATCGATATTTAGACTATCAAAACACTTATGACACAATCAAAGAAAAGCTAATTGACCGTTTAGGCGGTTATCTAGTTGTTCGACATGAAGCAGATGGCTTGTATTTAGACTATCTAGCAGAAGTGGGTACACTCTCTACAACGACGATTAAATTAAGGCGTAACTTGAAAAGCATGTCACGAGAGATTGATCCAACGGAAGTCATCACTCGATTGGTTCCTTTAGGTGCTCAAATTGACAGCTCGGAAGAAGGATCAACAGACGTAAGTAAGGCTAGAGTTGACGTTAAAACAGTTAATGGTGGATTAGATTATATAGATGATGAAAGATTGATTGCTGAGTTTGGCATTATCGAAAAAACTATTACGTTTGATGATATCAATCAGCCAAATATCCTGATGACAAAAGGACAGCAATATCTAGATAGCCAAAAAGCATCTAAGAACGCATTTGAATTAACGCCGTTAGACTTGAGTTTAAATGGATTAGATGCAAAAAGTATTGTTCTCGGAGATTGGTACCAAGTTGAGAACCCTATATTTTCTATCAACGAGCCACTACAAGTCGTTCAAAAGAATTTGAATATCGTTAATCCGTTGGATATTAAAACCACGATAGGCGAGAAATTTAAGACGTTAACGCAGTATCAAGTTGAAGCTAATAAAGGTTTGAAGCAATTCAACGAATTAAGAACAGCAGTAACGAATCAATCCCTATCCATATCAACGCTAAAAAACTCAAATGCTGAAATTACAGCAAGTTATAATGCGATTCAAGTTTCGTACAACAGCCTGGCAACTACTTTAGAAATTGACGCAGATACAGGAACAAGTTTAGCATTAAGTGGTTTGAAAACATCTATCGACAGTTTGGTAGGAACGATCAGTAATTATGACTTTGCTGAAATGGAAGCTAGAATATCTGTTTTAGAAGTTGGAAGCCCTACTGATCCAGAACCGAGCAATTTGTTCAATATGACTACAATCACAGCAGTCTATATTGACAGTGACGGAAGCGAGAAAGCAAGTACCGAACTCGGAAAAACGTCTGACTTCATTCAAATTGATAGTGTCAATGATTACAAATACACTCAAGAATACAATAATACGAGTGGTATCGTCATATCGGCTTACCTATGGATAGCTTACTACGATGTGAACAAAGTATTTTTATCACATGCGTGGAGACCGAAAGGATCAATCGCTATTGGTGCAACTGGTCAGTTTATTGAAAACTTTGTTACGTTACCTACCAACACTGCATACATTCGATTGGGTGGAGATATATTCGTATCAGCTACATTGGTAGTAATTTAAAAAACAGAAAATAGGAGTGATTGACTTTGGCAGAAACAACAGAAGAATATCGTACAAGAATTAATCAACTAGAATCAAACATATTAGCAGAACCAGACATCGGAGAAATGCGGTCAGATATTTCTGAAGGTGTTGGGAAAACTGGTAATAGACAGGCAGATATTGAAACGCAGTTTAAAGACGTGATTAATAACACTACAGGGAAAGATGTCATTTCAGCTCCAGAAATCATCGCAGCTCGTAGCGGAGAAATTGATTTAAAGACTTATTTAGATAAAGAAAAACAAGAAACTACCGCGCAGTTTGCACAAAAAGTCGGCAGTGGTACAAAAGCTGAATTAGAAGATTTATCTGGTAATGTTTTAACTGCCATTGAGGGTGGAGTAGGTACGTCATTTAATTTGTTATCTATTCCGCAAAATAAATCAGTAAGCCCAAGAAAAACAACTTTTATATCCGTTGGAAGAAACATAGTAAGCACAAGTGAGTTAGGTGTTGGTTTTTTCGACATGCCGACTGGTAATGTGAACCCTTTAGCATCTTACAGACACACAACTAATTATATTCCTGTTTATGACGAAGCCAAACTAACTTATCAACAAATTGGTACAGGCGTTATTGTGGTTCTTTTTTATGACGCTTCATTTAATTATTTATCCGGACAAACGAATCCTAGCAGCGTTGAAACAGGTGTCTTTAACATAGTAGAAAACGCGCATTTTTTTAGAGTGTCTTTCTTGAATACTAAAACAAGTTCGATAATGTTAGAGTACGGAACAACTAAAAGTATTTACGAACCATATAGAACACCTAAATTAGATGAATTACTCTTACCAACATATCTTATTAACGATAACATTAAAGAGAAACTAGTGTGCTTCGGCGATAGTATCACAGGTTTGTTTTTAGACCCACTTAGAGATTATCCTAACTTAATTAGTCAATCACTAAGCTTAGATGTCTACAACGTCGGTTTTGGTGGATGTCGAATGAGTACACACCCAAGTACAGCTTTGTATGATAATTTTAGCATGTATAGACTAGCTGATGCTATAGCAACTGGCGATTTCACTTTACAAGATGCCGCGATTCTAAACACAGCAGAAGAAGCCTCGCATATACGTTTAGACACTTTGAAAAGCATAGATTTTAACACAATAGATTATATAACTATAGCGTATGGCACGAATGACTGGAGCGGTGGTACTGGCGTAAGACCTCCGATTGACAACCCAGAAAACTTATATGACATCACAACATTTAATGGAGCTGCTCGATATTCTGTTAAACGAATACACGAAACCTACCCACATCTGAAAATAATGTTTATCACACCCTTCTATCAATGGGATATAACAACTGGATTAGATTCGGAAGGCGGATGGCGACCAACATATAACCCTAATTATAGTAAACTTGATTACATTAACGCTTTAATAAAAGTGGGTAATGAAGAAAAAATACCAGTCATTGATATGTACAGAACGTTGGGGATAAATAAATATAACCGAGAGTTTTATATACCTTCAACAGACGGAACACATCCGAATGAAAAAGGTATGGCTCTGATAGCTGATAGGGCGGTAGGAGAATTGGTTCGACACTTTAACGTTAAAGTAGAACCATAAAGCGCGGCAGGTGAAAATTTATGAAACAAAAAGAAGCAATCAATAAACTGGTTGCTTCTTTTATGTCCATAAATAAGATAAATGATATAATATAATATAATAAGTATGAACTCTGCGAGATGACATCAATGCAAGTAGTTAAAATAAAATTAGATAAAAATGTTTTATGAATAGTTTTTATTATGAAGAATAAGGAGTGGTTTTATTGGATATCTACATGGTATACGAGCATGAAAGCTTCGATGAATATGCAGTTATACTACTAACTAAAGATGAAGAAAAAGCGAAACATATATCTGGAGAAAATGAGCCTTGTGATTGGGGCGGGAAAAAAAATGATGAAACGGAACGCTACTACCTTTCAATGGAGTTAGAAAAAGAGTACTCATTCGATATAATGAGTACTCACTCTTTTTAAACTTGTAGCATTTCAATTTTATTCTCATCCGTCTCTTTTTCTTTTATCATTTTTATTAACTGATCAGGAATATTCTTTGTTTTTTTACCAGAGAAGTCAAGTAAAGTTGGTTTGTACTCTAGTTTAAAAGAGAATTCTTTCTTTAAAGTCAAAAGTAGCTCATGTGCGATCTGTCTAACAGCCATTTCTAGCATATACTTGATTGGTTCGCCAGCAACATATTTTTCTCCAGGTATATTCTTTAAGTTAGGGTTAGCGACATGTTCGATACTAGACAAGCCGATTGCTGCTTGATATATATTTTCATCTAATTTTGTATCAAAATGAGCTCCACTAAATTTGTTTCGATAGAAATTAATAATATTTTCTCTGGACATGAGAAATTGTGTAGTTTCGTTCAATTCTCCTATGAAGATTAGACCATCCATATTTTGCTTGTTATTTTCAAGATTAACAATATATATGGGAGAACTAGCCCATACAGAAAAAGGATGCAAAGTTTTAGGATATTTTCCCTGGTCTAGTTTTGGGTGATAAATAATTTGGCCATCTTTGATAGTAGTTGCCACTAAACTGCGGTACATCAAAACATCCTCGTAGGAATCCAGAACCTTAGAGGTAGAATAAAACAACATGGTTTCTTGTTTCTCCATATTAGGTAAAAGGCTTTCTTTTTTACCACGGAAGTTTATTATTGCAGCGATCTTTGTACTAATTACATCTGCATAATCATAGTTTCCTTTGTCAAATTCTCGACATAATTTAGCTAAAAGTGTCGTTTGTTTTTCAAGCATTTCTAAGAAGTCTTCATATTTCAAATGATATTTCAACGTTTTTCACCTCACTTTCTGAGCTAAGTATAAGACAAAGAAGTTATAGATTCCATTAATTTTAAAACTATTGTTGTGTAACGAACCACAAGGCTCGTTAACTGAAAATTTATAAAAACGAAGATCTACTCAATCGAGTGGGTCTTTTTATATTAAATTAATTTATTTAAAGAAAGGTGGAACGGTATGGAGTGGAGTGGACTAGCAACACAAATGACCTCAATAATTACAAGCTTTACCATTATAGGAGGAGCATTAATCTGGATATACAAAAAGTTAGTATCTGAACCAGATAAAAGAATGGCGGAAAAAATACAACGAGATAACACAGAATCACTCAAACAATCAGTTGAACCATTGACACGATCAATCGAGCTGCTTAATCACAACTTAGCTGATAGCGCTAAAGATAGGGAACAACTAAACGTAAAGGTTGGAATACATGACGAAGAGTTGAATGACCACGATAAACGAATAAGCATTTTAGAAATAAGAAAGTAGGAGATATCAATGGAAAGTATATTAACAACATTAATTTTGTCAGCAATCGGAGGAAGCGTAGTTGTTTCTGGAATCACAGAAGTGGTAAAGCAAAATAGTAAACTATCTGGCATTTGGGTTATCGTATTTGCTCTTGTGGTAGGTGTAGTGTTATTTGGATCTATCGCGTTGGTATTTAACTTACCGCTCGCTGAATCATTGCTAACAGGATTTTTAACAGGCTGGGCGAGTGTAGGAGCTTTTAATTCTTATAGCCAAACTAAAGGAGGAATTTAATTATGAGTATACAAACAGAAAACTTCATTAACAAAGTAAAAGGAGGGGCTACTCAATTGTGGTCCATCTACAAAGTATTACCATCTGTGGCCATTGCACAAGCTGCATTAGAATCAGCATGGGGTACTAGTGGCCTAACAACTAAATACAGTAACTTGTTTGGTATCAAAGGTTCATATGGTGGCAACGCTGCTAATATGGCAACGTGGGAAGTTTATGGAGGTATCACGTACAACATTACTGCTAACTTTAGAGCTTATCCAAGTTGGGAAACATCTATTAAAGATTACGGTGCGTTCCTAAATGTAAATAGTCGTTACAAAAAAGCCTTAGGATTGACTAATTATAAAGATCAAATTAAAGCTATTCATGAAGCTGGGTACGCTACTGATCCAAACTATCAATCAAAAATCATTTCAATCATTGAAGCTAACAACTTAGTTAAATTTGATAAACAAGTATTAAATATTCCGGTATCTCTTTCTAATGAACCAGTCGCAGTAGCTCCTTCTGTCACTAAAATTATAGGTTCTAGCTACACAGTTGAATATGGAGATACATTATCTACTATATCTAGTAGAAGTGGTGTGAGCGTTGATAACTTAGTTAAATGGAACGGTATTAAAAATAAGAACGTGATCAGCACTAATCAAAAATTAGTTTTAAAAGCTCCAGTTGCAAAAGTAGTAGTAGCTGCTAAAGCATCTAGTAAGACATATACTGTTAAAAGTGGAGATAATTTAAGCACTATTGCTGCTAAAAACGGAACGACTACTAAAGTATTGCAAGATTTAAACGGCATTACTAATGCTAATCTAATTAAAATCGGACAAGTCATTAAACTATCTGGAACGGTAGCTGTCAGCGGTGGAACGTACACTGTTAAGTCTGGCGATACATTAAGCGGAATTGCTCAAAAAGTAGGTTCAACTACTAAAAAGTTACAGGATAAAAACGGAATTAAAGATGCAAATAAAATTAATGTAGGACAGAAAATAAAATATTAGACACAGCAAAACCCTATCTTTTAATTGAGGTAGGGTTATTTTTTTATGATATATATGTATGATTAGTTATAAAAAAACGATAAATCACTTTAAAATATATAATAAAATTCACTGATTAATAGTGTATAATACACTTAAAGTGAAATTATAAAGGTGGGATTAATTTGGGGCAAAAAATTTACTTCTATTTTGATGATTCTGGTGTTTTGCACAAAAACCATCCGATCCATTATTTTGTTTATGCTGGGTTTGTTTTCGATAATAAAGAGAATAAAGATGGAGCTTCTAGAAAATATAAAGCTGCTGTAAAAAAAATAAGAACATCAACAAATAGAAAAGATGAAATAAAATCTTTTGGTTCTGAAAAACAACATAAAAGATCGTTGTATAACGTATTAAGAAACGAAAAAAGTTTGTCTGCTGTTGTTGATATACCAAGAGTGTACGATAATATACTTAGTTCTAAAAAATCAATACATAGATATAAAGACTACGTTCTTAAAAGAATGGTAAAAGCTAAACTAATCGAAATGATTGCCATAGGAACAATAAATCCTAATGAAAATATAGAAATATTTGTTTATGTCGATGAACAGGCGACTGCCACAGATGGATTTTATTCTTTAAGAGATTCGATATTTGAAGAGATAAAGAGGGGTATAAGCAATTACGATTATGGAACATTTCACGAACCTGTTTTTAGCAAAGAGGTAGAAGTTACAGTCAAATTTTGCGATTCTAAGCATAATTATTTAATCCAAGCTAGTGATATTTTAGCTAACAGAATCTGGACTTCTTACATTAATAACAAAGTGGAAATGAGAAATATTCCAAATCATAATCACTTGCTTTTTCCTTAAACTTATTCTATACTCTAAATACAGACATTGATGTACTGTTTACACATGGTGATTGATATAAAATATTAAGCGTACTCTTAAGTACGCCAACCCGTGTGGGAAGACTCCTTTTTAGGAGTCTTTTTTTGCGTTAAAAAATAACTTTTTTATGTGGTAACCACCTTCCTTTATAATCCCGCAATTGACCTAAAAGAGTGGGCTGACTATAAATTTTGTAAAGTGAACAAAAAAAACTCCCACGAAAGTGAGAGCAAACGATATATTATATTTCATCAAAAAACTCTTCAACAGATTTCACTTTATTTAAATATTCATTGATTAATAAATCAGCAAGATTTCGCGCATCATTAATAGTACCACAAGGGTAGGTAGTTGAATCTTTTTCATAGCTAACAATTACATAGGGTGTTTTTATAACGGACCTAAAAGCTTCTATTTTCAACCCTTCATGTTTAAAACAACTTATACTTGTATCTGGTGGCAAATATTCTACAAACAATTTCATCTAATATTCTCCTTTTAAATGTGATGCTTATAATATACGCAGGTTAATTCAAATGATTTATTTATGGTATAATTAGTTTATCGTTCCACTCGCTAAAGCTTAGACGATGATAAAAAGATATATAATTTTCCAACATTTTTCCGACAATAGAAAAAGAACGGTAAAGGATAATAAAAAACAATAGAGTATAGTATAGATTTAAACTACGAATAAACGAATGTATTATAATGTATTATATAGAAGAAAGATGTTAATATAGATTAGTAAAGTTTGATATAGAATTTTGCCAACACAAGAAGCCTTCATGAGCGTTCTTAAGATGGATGACGAGTAAAACGTTGACTTCACAACAATCTTATAATTAAATAATGGCTAAATAGGCCATCCTTCCGGCGAACCTTCCGACGAAAATAATTTTTATGTTATTTTTGTCGGAAGGTTTATTTTCTTTTTATCGCGCTTTCGAAAATATCGACAGCTTCACGATTGGTCTTTTTAGTTACATGAGAGTAGATATCCATTGTTGTGCTGATCCTTGAATGTCCTAACCGTTCCTGGATAGCTTTCATACTGACACCAGCTTCCAATAATAAAGAAGCATGGGTATGCCTAAACATATGAAAAGTAAAATTCACACCGCTATCTTTTTGGGCTTTCTCAGTTTCCCATTTCAAAACGTTTGGTGTACACAAGGCTCCACTTTCCTTAGTGCAAATAAAATTAGTTGAAAAGTATTTATCGCCATAAAAGAATTTATTTTGTACTTGTCGTTCTTTATGTTTCTGTAGCTCGTTGATTAAAGTTGTACCAATGTCGATAGTCCTATAGGAAGATTTAGTTTTAGGGGTTCCAATAGAGTATTCTTCATTTCGCTTAGTTATCATGACTTGCTCTATCTTTAACGTGTTTTCGTAAAAATCAATATGTTTCCATTCTAAGCCTAATATTTCTGATCGTCTCATTCCAGTATGGAAGGCAATCATCAGAGCGATATAAAAAGGCTCAACTGGGTTTGCAGCTTGTTTAATTAGTTCAAACTCATTAAGACTAAGAAACATATCATGATTAGCATTTGGATCCGTGATGTCGAATTTAGGCATCTCTACATAAGCCATTGGATTATCCTTGATAAATTGGTAAGGATAGACAGCTTTTCTAAAAGCACCGGTTAAAACGGTTTTGATAATCGACAATGTTTTCTTTGCAAAACCTTTTTGAAATTCTTGATTCAAGAGATCTTGTAATTGAGCAGGTCCAACTTCTTTTAATTTATAATTGCCAAGATAAGGGTAGATGTGATTGTCAATAATACCTCGATAGTTTTCTTGAGTATTGTATTTCAAGTTGGTCATAACATAATTCTGGTACCAATATTCAAAATAGTCTTGTAAAGATAAATTTACTTCTTTAGCGATTGTACCTCTAGTATTTAATTCCTCAATTGCTGTATGGAGTGTTTTTAAAGCTTCTTTTTTAGTATCTCCTCCAAAACGTTCAATTCTGCGTCTTTTCCCTCCAACAGAAGGTAAGTCTAAAGAATAATACCATTTATTATTTCTTTTTCTAACGGATCCTTTCATAAGAAATCCTCCTAATCATCATGGTTATGCTTGGTCTTTGAATCCTCGTAATTTAGCTTTGCGTGTAATTGTTGTTTTTCTTTATTAATCCACATATCCTCAACGTCGGTTAAACCGACATCAGGGTAAATCATGCCCATATCTTGTAATTGCTCCCAAACTTCCTCGTTAATGTCTTTGTCATCATACCTGGATAAAGAGAGGTGGATGTAGTCTTTAAAGTAGTAGACGAACAAACTATACTCCATATCAATGTCCATTGATCGTACACGAACCGAACCTGTATTAACCTTAGCTTGACGGCAGAAATCCGATTCTAGTGTAGATAAGTCTTTAATTATCATGTCATTTCCTCCAATAATCGTAGTTTATACCCTTAATATACGAATGTATGTTCTTTTTAGACTAAAAAGAAAAGGCCGTAGCCTAAACTTCTTATTTCTTTGGTGCTCTATATCCTGCAGCTTTTGCTTCTTCTACAGTTTTAAACCATGCTGCGGGATTAGTGGTACGATCGTAATAAGTACTACCTGGAACATGGTATATTTTGGAGCTACTTCCTTTTATTAATCCGTTTCCTTGTGCATCAACATACTGACCTGAAGGGGTAGAGGAAGGGGTTGAATTGTCAGAACTGCTAGAACTACCAGAACTATTGCTTGATTCTTTTTCTTCGGCTGCTGCTTTTTCTTGTTCTTCTTTCTGTGCGTCTGCTTTCTTGTCAGCATCAACTTTTTCTTGCTTTGCTTTTTCTTCAGCGTCTGCTTTTTCTTCGGCAACTTTAGTTTCGTTGTCTTTAACAGCTTGATCAACAATAGCTAACCGATCTTCTAAATCATCATCTTTAACCTTTAGAGTAGAGGCTAGTGCAACAGCTGTGTCATAGTTCTCACGTGTTTTGTCTTCTTCAGCTTTTTCTATAGCCTCTGTAACTTCTTTAATAACTTTTTCTTCGGACACAACGATTTCTTCTACTTTAGCAATTCTACCCTCTAAATCAGAATCATTTTTTGATAATGTAGAAATTAATGTAAAAGCTTTATCATAGTTTTCTCTTGTCGGTTTATTTTCAGCTGCTTCTACAGCAATTTTAACTTCATCTAATTTTTTTTGTTCCAATTCTTGCTGTTTACGTTCTTCTTCAATTTTCTTTTTTTCTGCGATTTGTTCTTGATGTTTTTCTTCTGCGATTTGTTCTTGTTTTTCTGCGGCAATTATTTCTTGTTGTTGAGCATCTATTTCGCTTGCAGAAAATGCAAAGAAGAGAATTCCGATAAATAATATGGCTGCAGATTTTCTTTTATCGCTCTTTTTGATGATAGAATATATAAACGAAACGACACCGAATATTATCATGAAAAATCCAGAAATAAACAATAATTCAAATAACATTGAAGAAATAATTGATATTCCGGTAAGAAAAGTAAGTACACTAGTTATTGTATATTTAATAATATTTGACCAATCAGTATGTTTGAACATGAAATAAATACCTACAGGAAAGAAAAAGACTAACCATAAAATAACAACCCAGCTCTTCATATGTAATTCCTCCTAAGTTTTGTCTATAAATCCAACAATTGTTTTTTCTTACCTTCAAATTCTTCTTTAGTAATAATTTTATCATCCAGCAATTGCTTATATTTTCTAATTTCATTTACTGGATCTAATTCATTAATTGTAGAATTTGAAACAATTTGTTCACGGAACTTAAGAGTATTAATGTGATCAGCAATTTTTTGATCACATTTAAAAATCAAATTAAAGGATTCATTCGTATCTTTATCAGTTAAATATAAAATTCCTCCTGAAACATTTATTTCCTTCTTTCCTACGCTATCTCCTAAAAACACTCTAGCACCAACAGCACCCAGATTTTTCTTCTTTTTATACCTAAATTGTTCTTCCCATTCAAAATTATCTAAGTAATAAACTTTGTTTTTTTCAAATTTGTTATCAAATTGAACCTCTTCGTTGTCAACTTGAACTAACTTCCGTGTTGATTGAGACAATTTAACTTTTTCAGTACGACTATCTTTTAAAACGAGGATAAGAATTTGACGAGTAATCCTTTTATTAGCAGATAAAGAATTTAAGTCAGTTGAGCCATTTGATAATTTTAAATCTTTCTTTCTGTTTAATAATCCCATCAGAACACTCCTAATAATAGTTTCTTTTTATGTTAATCAATCTACCAATTATTTGAAACATTTCTAATTCTAAACCAGTAATGATGCGCGGTTCGTATTTAGGGTTAGAAGGTGAAAGAATAACAGAATCATTTGTTCTTGTTACTCTCTTTAAAGTAGCTTCCTCCGAATCAACGATCACTGCATATATTTTACCTTGAACGAAATCCGGTTCTTTCTGGATCAATGCAAGGTCTCCTGCGTTTATTCCATCACCTATCATTGAATCACCTGTAGCATTCAAGACAACATACTCATGGCTTGAATCTAAGTCTGATTTAGGATAGGAAGTAAAACCCTCTATATCTTCATAAATAATACCACCAGGACCACATTTGATTGTTCCAACAACTGGAATGCTAACCCAATCATCTTTTTCCACTTGTTTAACTTCTGTAGATTTTCTGACATTACTTATACCGAGTAAATAATCTGTAGACACATTGAAATAATTTGCTATTTTTTTAGCCGTTTCGTAAGAAGGTTGTCTTTCTCCTCTTTCCCAGCTTCCGACTGTTTTGTATGAAACATTCATTGTTTCTCCTAGTTGGGATTGTGTCAATTTTTTATTATTTCTCAATTCTTTCAATCTTTGAGGGAACATACCATCACTCCTTAACCTTGATATTACTACTAAAAGTAGTTAAATAAAATGAAATAATAAAAAAGTATACAAAATGTAGTTTATTTAGTTGACAAGCTACTTAGAGTAGTATAATATACTGTGTATAGGAGCTACAGAGAGTAGCAAATTTAAAGGAGGTGAGAAAATGACTCTCATTAAAGAATTAAGAAGTAAAGAAAACATTTCTCAAATAGATCTTGCTAGAAAACTTGAAATTTCCTCTAAAACATTAGGATCTTGGGAACGCGGATACAGAACTCCTAGACCGAAAGATATGCAACGTTTGGAAGATTATTTTGGTGTTCCAAAAGAAGAAATTTTTTTTGAAGCGTTTTGCTACTCTAAGCAGTAATCGTTTATTTACTAAGATAATTATATAACACAATCAATCAAATCGAAATACTACAAGCTATGGAGTTTGAGGGTAAAAAAACAGTTAGTATCTTACTAAAAAGAAAGAAGGAAAAACGACATGTCAAATTTAGTGATCATGAAAGACAGACAAGCTGTAACAACTAGTTTGCAAGTTGCAGAAGGGTTCGAAAAACAACACAAAGATGTTTTAGAAGCAATTAATAATAAAATTCAATCGGCGGAAAATTCCGCTCATTACAAATTAATGTTTTCGGAAGGTCTTTACAAAGATTCTCGAGGAAGAGATCAAAAAATGTATTACATGAACAGAGACGGATTTACATTTATTGCAATGGGATTTACCGGAAGAAAGGCAGATGAGTTCAAATTCAGTTATATTAACGCATTTAACCATATGGAAAGAGCGTTGATCGAACAAGCTAAAGACTCATATATGATTGAAGATCCTGTCAAGCGAGCTGAGAAGTGGATTCAAGAACGCAAGCAAGTCCAACAGTTGGAACTTGAAAACTCGCAATTAAAACCAAAAGCAATATTTGCAGATAGTGTAGCAGCATCAGATACGTCAATCCTCATTAATGACCTAGCAAAACTATTAAAACAAAATGGAATTGAGATTGGCGGAACAAGATTGTTCGCCTGGTTAAGAGAAACTGGTTACCTAATCAAACGAAAAGGTACGGATTACAATATGCCTACTCAAAAATCAATGGAGCTAGAGTTGTTTCAAATAAAAGAAACGGCAATCAATCACAATAGTGGTCGTATCTCAATATCTAGAACGCCAAAAGTAACCGGCAAAGGCCAATTATATTTTATCAATAAGTTTATAACTGCAAAAAATAAAATCGGAATAGAGGGATAAAAATGGAAGCACTACATGTAAACGCAGAATTAAGAATGGCAGCAAAGAGGCAGAACATCACGCAACTAAATCTATCAAAAAAAGCTAATAAAGGTCACTCAACAGTTAGCGGATATTTTAACAGTGAACCAAGTCCAATTGGAGCAATAGCAGATATGGCAGCCATTTTAGATGATTCAACTTTCACACACCAAATGGCAAATAAAACTTATGGCACGTTGCCGATTATGGAATCAGAAACGTATTACGAAACGCCACACGTATTAGAAATGCTGCAAGAGAAGGAAGCAAACGAACGTAAAGCACGCAAAAATGAAGCTCTGATGATCCTATGTAAACAAGATGCGTATTTAACTGAACAAGATAAATCAGTGTTAAGAGCCTACGCGAATGAGTTTTTAGACGAAATGTTAATCGAAATGAAATTAGTATTATCGATTCTAAGCAAAACAAACGTTTCATTCATGCAAGCGATAAAAGACAGAACTCCTTACTGGAAAATTCAAAAATACTTGAAAGGGTGAGTACATGAAAATAGGAGTTAAGCCATTAGATAAATATAGTTTCTCTGTAAAAGAAACAGCTGAAATATTAAGTACTGGAAAAGATACCGTTTACGCATTGATTAATTCGGGTGAGTTGCGTTGCATGAAGCTTCCAACAAAATCAATACCAGGATTCGAGATTGAACGTTTTATGAGAAAAACAATTGAAGAGAACATAGACTATTCAGATATCTTAAAGAAGAAAACAGCAGCCTATTAGAAAGGAGTACGGATCATGAAATTAATCATTACGGATGAATTTAAAGACAAGGCAAAAACAGTTATTGCGGTAGTATTTCTTGTCGGATTATTTGTACTAATAGCAGGCGTAGCAGGCGGAATTGAAATGGGAACCATTGGATAAGGAGGAGAAAATAATGAGTAGAGCAGCAGAACAAATTTCAGAAAGTGCTTATTACGAAAGACCGGGTTATTGGGAGCAACAAGCTCGTTTTATCGGTGGAATTGAAATATGCGATGACGAAACTGGCGAACCGTTATTCACGATAGGATTATAACCAATTAATTAGAGGAGGACTAAAAATGAAAAAGAGACTAAAGAAAAAACTATCTAATAACAACAAATACGAATTAAACGAGTTGGAGGAACTAATTTTTTTAGCACATCGCATTAATCAAACCGAAACAGGTTGTGTCTTTATTTATGACAGTCCACATGTAAACCAGTTAAAACTTGAAATACGCTCAAGCAAAATTAATTTCCAAGAAGAAAGTAACGCTTTTAGCATCTATTATGATGAATTCAAATCAGGTTGGGCTTCTGATGAAATGAAAGAATTCAAAAAAACGCTTATCAAATTGTTAGAAGAATTAGGCGCAAAAAAAGACTGAGAGGACAGCAATCCAATCAGTCGGTTAAAAAATTAAGTTAACCCTATTATATCAATATTTAGGAGGAAAGTATATGGCAATAGTAGAGATAAAAACGGACAAGATTAAAGATAAGTATGGTGCGTATTTAAAAGTTGAAGAGTACGTCAACAATGAAGGTGAAGAACGTGTTCAACTATCGACTGCAAATTTCGAAAGTGATTTTACAACAGTTGATTTAAAAAAAGAAGATTGGATTGAGTTTCTGAAAGAACAACTAGGAGGAATTGAACATGAAAACGAGTGAGAATATTGGTGAAATAGCAGCAGCTCTAGCAAAGTTTCAAAACGTAGTAGAAAGTCCTAAAAAGAGTTCAGATAATCCAGCGTTTAAACGTGATGGCAAAAATCTTAAATATGCTGATTTAGATGCCATTATCAAAGTAATAACACCGGCTTTAAGCAGTAACGGACTATCACAAATGCAATTTACAAGTTCTGACATTGAGACAAAGACAGTCAAGGTTTACACAATGATCCTTCATAGTTCTGGACAATTCATGATAAGCGACGAATTGGTTTTACCAGCTGAAAACTTTGGAAAATTTAACTCTCAGACAATTGGTTCAGCAATCACTTATGGCAGACGTTACAGCTTGTCAGCAATATTAGGAATCGCTAGTGAAGATGATGATGATGCAAATGCTCAAAGTTTAGATGATAGCAAAAGTGGTAAAAACGCACCTAAAAATAATCCTAAGCCAGCAAATAATGATAATGATTTCTTTAAAAATAAAAAAGAAGTTGAGGATCGTATTCGTGAAGTAGCGGCTAAAACAGGTAGTACCTTTGAAACGCTTAAAAAATACGTTATAGACAAGTCTAATGAACAAATGCATAAAGATTTTAATGATTTTAATTCAAGTAACCTGCCATCTTCTATTGGCTATGTGAAGGTCCTTGAGACTAAAGCGAACAACAAGCCGGAAACAAAACAAGGTGCAATGCTAGATGATATGACTAACCAACCAGCACAAGCAGTTAATTGGGGGAATAGATAATGGCAAATGAATTAATGGAAACAGGCGAAGTTGAGTTTTTCGGAGTTGACTTCACACCTTCAACAATCGTGATCAACAATGAAAATGAACTCACCAAAACAATTGAGGACTACGCAGCTAAATATAAAGGTCTTGTCTTCAATGAAGATGGCGTTAAGGACGCTAAAAATGTTCGTGCTGAAATGCGCGGCGTTGCTAAATCGCTAGATGATAAACGCAAAGAAGTGAAAAAGGAATATAACAAACCTTTAGCATTGTTTGAGAAACGTATTAAGAAGTTAACTGAAACGATCCAGGAGGTTATTACTCCAATTGACGAAGGAATTAAGAATCTAGAAGAACAAGAAAGACTTTCTAAGCAAAATGAAATTGAAACGCAGGTAAA